CCCAATCATCCACGCATCCAAAATTGCCGGGGGGGCCTTCTGATGGCAGGACGACCCTCCAAGCCGACCAAGCTCAAGATCCTCCAGGGCACCTTCCGGCCTTCTCGGGCAGTCCAGGAACCGGAGCCCGAAATCCTCGCCGAGGTGCCAAAGCCTCCCAAAGCCCTCCGGGGTCCGGGGCACAAGCGGTCTTCGGCGGAGTGGAAGCGCGTCGCCAAGGAGCTCGTGGCGCTTGAGCTCCTGTCGGCCCTCGACCTCGTCGCCCTCGAGTGCTACTGCCTGGCCTACGAGCGGATGAACATCGCCGAGGAGGCCCTGTCTGCCGCCCTGGTCGCCGGGGGCTCCCTCACCTGCGTGACCCCCAACGGCTTCGAGCAGCAGCGCGCCGAGATCTCCATCATCTCCGTCGCTCGGAAAGAGTGCCGCGAGTTCCTCGTCCAATTCGGGATGACCCCCGCCTCTCGCTCTCGTGTGGCGGCCAAGAAGAAAGCCGCCGGCCCTGTCGACCCGATGGAGAGGCTACTTGGTGAGGGCTGACCGATGGGCCCGCGGGCTAGTCGCCGCGCTCCTGGTGCTCGCCATGAGTAGCATGTCCTATTCGGCATACGCCGCCGGCGTAGCCGAAGGATCGATCGTCACCTGCAAGTGGGTCAAGCTCGCGGTCAAGCGCCACATCATCGACCTCACCAGGCAGGGCACCGAAGGCTTCCCCTACTTCTTCTCCGAGGCCCATGCCGACCACGCGATAGGATTCCTCCAGCAGCTTTCGCACACGAAGGGCACCTGGGCCTCCACCTACGGCGGCCGGGATTCCCATATCGAGCTCGAAGGCTGGGAACAGTTCATCGTCGCGGTGGTCCACGGCTGGCGGAAGGCGGACGGCCTCCGCCGCTTTACCCGCGCCTACGTCGAGGTCGCCAGAAAGAACGGGAAGACGACCCTTGGCGCCGGCCTGGGTAACCTCGCCTTCTTCGCCGACCAGCCTCGCGAGATCGGCCCTGAGGTCTACTTCGGAGCGACCAAGCAGGAGCAGGCGGCCATCGCCTGGCGCGAGGCCAAGGCACAGATCCGCAAGGCGCCCGCCCTGGCCAAGCGCGCCAAGCCCTACGAGTCCAAGCAGATCATCGTCAAGCCCGGCGACGACGCCGCGCGCATGCGTCCCCTCGGCCGCGACTCCGACACCGAGGACGGCCTGTCCCCCTCCTTCGCCCTGATCGACGAGTACCACGCCCATCCCGACAGCTCCCTCCTCGACGTCCTTGAATCGGGCATGGGCGCGCGGGAGCAGCCCCTCACCTTCATCATCACCACCGCGGGCCTCGACAAGACAGGCCCCTGTTTCAACCAGGAGCACGTCCTCGCCGAGCAGATCCTCGAGGGCTCCCTCTCGCCAAAACCCGAGAACGTCTTCGTCATCATCTTCACCCTGGACGAGGGCGACTCCTACGCGGACCCGTCCGTGTGGATCAAGGCGAATCCGAATCTCGGAATCTCGGTCAATCCCGAGTTCCTGTCTAACCGCATCAAGATCGCCCAGGCCGTGCCGGCCAAGCAGAACGAGGTCAAGACCAAGAACTTCAACATCTGGACCCAGGCGGCCACGCGCTGGATCACGGATGAAAAGTGGATGGCCTGCGCGCACGAGGTCGACGAGGCCTCCCTTGTCGGACGGCACTGTCACCTCGGCATGGACCTTTCCTCGACGACCGATATCACCGCCCTCGTGCTCTCCTTCCGTCCGGGCCTCGCCGGCCAGCCCTGGCCCTGGATCGGTCGCTTCTTCATGCCGGAGGAGAACCTCCTCGAGGCGGAGGGGCGGGACAAGGTCCCCTATACCCAGTGGGCCCAGGACGGCCTCGTGATCCCCACGCCCGGCAACGTCGTCGACTACGACTATGTCGAGCAGGAGATCCGCCTTCTCGGCGAGCGCTTCCTGATCGACGAGATCGTTTATGACCCCTGGAAGGCCCAGGAGATCGTCAACCACCTCTCGCCGGAATTCACCATGATCCAGTGCGCGCAGCGGTACAACCCGATGGCGCTCTACTCCGACACCTTCGAGAAGATGGTCCTCTCGCGCCAGATCGCCCACGGAGGAAACCTCGTCCTCCGCTGGATGATGGCCTGCACGGAGGTCAAAAGCGACCGGCAGGGGAACATCATGCCGATGAAGCCCCGCCGCGACACGAACGGGAAGCGGATCGACGGCATTGTCGCCGGCGTGATGGCCCAGGGCCGCGCCATCGTCTACGGCGAGGGCGTCGCGTCCATCTACGAGGACCGGGGGATCATCAGCCTATGAGCAAGCGGCAGGGGCTCCTCGCCCGGATCTTCCGCGCCGCCTCGTCCTCCTGGCGCGATGAACTTGTCGACGCCCTGACGATGGGCGCGGAGTCGGCCTCCGGAACGCGAGTCAATTCCGAGACGGCCATGCGGATCAGCACCGTCAACGCCTGCGTGCGCATCATCTCGGACACCGTCGCCTCCCTTCCCCTCCAGGTCTACAAGCGCCTCGACTCGGGCGGAAAGACGCTCTGGCCTACTCACCCCCTCTTCGAGCTCCTCAACGCGCGGCCCAATCCCTGGCAGACATCCATGGATTGGCTCTCGCAGATGGTCAATCACCTCCTCTTCCGCGGCAACTACTATGGCGCCATCCTGCGCCACGGCGACTCGATCGTCGATGACATCATTCCCCTCAACCCCGACCGGGTCGAGGTCGAGCAGGCCGCCGACTACTCGCTGTCCTACGAGGTGACCCTCGCCAACGGGACCGAGATCGTCCTCGCTCAGGAGGATGTCCTCCATATCCGCGGGCTCTCCTCGAACGGGATCACGGGCCGCGGGGTCATCACCGACGCCCGCGAGATGTTCGGCGCAGCCCTCGCGACGCAGGAGTATTCAGGCCGCCTGTTCAAGAACGACGCGACCCCGGGCGTGGTCATCAAGCTGCCTGGGAAACTCGAGAACGATGCAGCCATCAGGCGGCTCAAGGACTCCTGGGACATCGACTCCGCCGGCGCCGCGAACTCCCACAAGACCCGGGTCCTGGAGAACGGGGCGACCATCGAGCGAATGAGCCTCTCGGCCGAGGACTCGCAGTTTATCGAGACCCGCAAGATGCAGCGCTCCGAGATCGCCGCGCTCTTCGGCGTCCCGCTCATGCTCCTCCAGGCCAACGACAATACCACCACCTTCGCCAGCGCCGAGCAATTCATGTTGTCTTACACCATGCACACGATTCGACCCTGGCTCGTGCGCATCGAGCAGGCCCTCTCCCGGAGCCTCTTCACCGCGCCCCGCGTCTACTTCCCCCGGCTCAACCTCGACGCCATCCAGCGCGCCGACCTCAAGACGAGGTACGAGGCCTACCGGACGGGACGGGACGGCGGCTGGCTGTCCAAGAACGACGTGCGCTCGCGCGAGGACATGAACCCGATCGACGGGGGAGACGACTACCGCTCCCTCGCCGAGATCCAGAACGCCAACACTGCAGGAGCCCCCGATGGGAATCAAGTCTAAGTGGTTCGCGATCGACGCGAAGCCCGACACCGCGGAGATCTCCATCTTCGACGAGATCGGCGGCTTCGGCGTCTCGGTATCCGAGTTCAAGGATTCCTTCGTCCTCGTCCGCGACCAGAAGGAGATCAGACTCCTCCTCAATTCCCCTGGCGGATCGGTGACTGAGGGCATGGCCCTCTACAACCTTCTCGCCGGGATCCGCTCCAAGCTGACCATCGAGGTCCTCGGCGTGGCTGCCTCAATCGCCTCCGTCGTCGCCCTCTCCGGCCGCGAGCTCGTCATGGGCGAAGGCTCGTACTACATGATCCACAACCCCTGGACGATCACCTGGGGAGACGCCGACCAGCTCAGGAAGGACGCCGAGGTCCTCGACAAGATGCGGGGCGAGCTCGTCAACATCTACACCGCCCGCTCCGGGCTCACGGCCAAGGAAGTCGGCCAGATGATGGACGACGAGACCTGGCTGACCGCCGACGAGGCTAAAGCCAAGGGCTTCGCCAGCGTCGTCAAGCGCGAGACCCGGGCCGCCGCCCTCTCCTTCGACCTCGGCCGCATCGGCTTCCAGCACGCGCCCCGGGCCCTCGTGGCCCCCAAGAGGGCTGAGGACATCACCACCATTCGCGACTTTGAGAATCACCTGCGGGACGCAGGGTTCTCCAAAGCGGAAGCCGAGGCCATCGCTTCCGGCGGATTCCGTGCGCTCCGTCGGGGGGAACCCGCGGCGACCGGCACCGATACCAAGGCCACCATCGCGGCGCTCTACGCTGCCGCCAACGTCTTGAAGTAAGGAGGTCCGCATGGATCCCGAGATGAAAAAGGCGATCGACGACCTGGGCAGGGCCTGGGCGGAGTATCGCAAGACCAACGACGAGCGGATCGCCGCCCTCGAGAAGGGGCACGGCGTCGCCGAGATCGAGGCCCGCCTCGCGAAGGTGGACGCCGAGGTCGCCAAGAACCAGAAGATCGTCGAGGACCTCGGCAAGCTCGAGGCCAAGGTCAACCGCATGAACCTCGGCACCGCCGGAGTCCGCGACGCGGCCCCCTCCGAGGCCTTCAGGGCCTTCGACACCTGGGCGCGCAAGGGCACCGAGCGCGAGTTCAACGCCGCCCTCACCACGGACTACGATCCGGGTGCCGGCTACATGGTCGTGCCCGAACTCGAAGCCGCCATCGAGCGTGTCGCCTCCAAGACCGTCGCCCTACGCCGGCTCGCGACCGTCCGCAAGGGCAACGCCAACAGCTACGTCAAGCTCGTTTCCAAGGGCGGCGCCGGTGGTGGCTGGGTCGACGAGAAAGCGTCCCGTCCTGAGACCGCGTCCCCCGGACTCGACAAGGTCGAGATCTTCGCCCGCGAGCTCTACGCCGATCCCAAGGCCTCCCAGATCATGCTCGAGGATGCTTCCTCGGACCTGACCTCCTGGCTCGCCGACGAGGTAGGGATCACCTTCGAGGAGCTAGAGGACGCCGCCTTCGTCTCCGGATCCGGCATGGCGGTCCCCCGCGGCATCCTGTCCTACGGCATCGTCGCCAACGCCTCCTACGCCTGGGGCAGCCTCGGCTACATCGCCTCCGGTGGTGCTGGCGCCTGGGCCGCGGCCGATCCCGCCGACAAGCTCATCGACCTCGTCCACGCCCTCAAGGCCAAGTACCGCGGCAACGCCGCCTTCCTCATGAACGACCTGACCCTCTCCTCGGTCAGGAAGCTCAAGAGCACCACGGGTACGGGAGCTCTCAACGCCTACCTCTGGGAGCCCTCCTTCAAGCCCGGGGTCCCCGGCCTTCTCCTGGGCTACCCGGTGGAGTCCTCGGACGCCATGCCCGACATC